GCCGCCTCCAGATCTTCCTCGCCGACGTTGTTCTTCAGCGCGGCGACCGCCTTCTTCTCGGCGCTCTCGAACGAGCCGCCCTCGCCGTGCTTGCCGACGATCTTCTTCAGCTCCTTCGCGAACTCCTTCGGCCCGCCGCCGCCTCCCGCGGTCGTGGCGAACTTGCCCTCCGCGTCGCGCGGGTGCTTGCTCTCCTCGAAGTTCGCCTCGTCGTGCGCCAGCACCGCCTGGTCGCGCTTGCGGTTGAGGAAGCCCGCCGCCTTGCTCTCCGGGACCAGCACGACGCCCTCGCTCTCGTCGTCGTGCTGCGACGGGTCGCCGCCCTCGCGCTCGGCGTGGTAGTAGCGCGTCGTCGAGGCGTCGCCCTCGTGGTCGCCGGCGAACCCGGTGATCTTCACCTTGAGCCCGCTCTCCTCCCAGGTTTCCTTGATCGCGTTGGCCTGCAGCGACAGCCCCTTCTCGAGCCCGCCCTTCGGGAACGTCCCCTCGTAGCCGCCGTAGCCGTTGCGCGGCTGGATCAGCCACACCCGCCCGTCGGCCTCGCGCACGATCACGCCGGTCGAGGCGCGCTTGCCCGGCGTCACGAAGAACTCGGGCTCGTCGATCTCGGCCTGGCCGTCGACCGCGGCCCAGTCGGCCGGCGGCCGCCACGGCTTGAACGCCACGCCGTTCAGCTTCTTGATCGGCATCTTGCCGCCGGCGGGGACGACCATCGTGCCGTCCGGGCTCTCCGGGTCGCCGTCCTCGCCGAACGTCTTCATCCGCTCCGCGATGTCGTCGCGCCGCTTGATCAGCTTCTCGGCCAGCGCCGCGTCGCCGCCGTTCTTCTCGACCGCGTCCTTGATCTTCTGGTCGCCGATCGCCGCGACGTACCGCGCCGATTCGCGCATCTGCGCCGGCGTCATGTCGCCGAACATCTTCGCCGCGTCGTGGTTGCTGCCGTCGCGCAGCGTGTCGAGCTCGCCGACCTTCGTGCCGAACGCCTTGCCCTTCGGAGCGCCCTGCGCCCGGAACTCCAGCGCGCCGCCGAGGTCCAGCGCCGTCGGCACGCCGCGCACGGTGCCGAGGTTGTCGCCGCCGGTGCCGACCGCGTCCCAGTTGGCGAGCCACGCGTGGACCGCGAAGTCGCGCGCCGCCTCGGCCCGCTCGGCCTTCGACAGCTTCGCCGCGTTGTCCTTGTCGAGCTTCGCCATCTCGGTCGCGACGTGCTCGCCGCCCTCGACCGGCCGGTACTTCAGCGTCGGCGTGCCGGCCAGGTCGTAGAGCGCCGCGGCGACCATCTCGTTGCGGACGTGGGCCTTCGACTTGCCCCGCTTGACGTAGAACTTCTCGCCGCCCTCGCCCTCGAACACGCCGCCCGGGTTCGAGCCCATCTGGGCGCCGACCTTCTTCATCTTCGAGACGTCGATCGGCTCCCCGACGTTGGTCTTCTTCGCGCCGAACCCGGTGAACCAGGACGACGACGACGAGCCGCCGCCGGGCGCGGTGAACTTGCCGTGCTGGAGGCCGAACTGCGGCGCGTGCGGAACGCCCTTGCCGCCGCCGGAGCCGCTCGTGAACTTGCCGCCGTCGTCCCGGGGATGCTTCGATTCCTCGAAGCCCGCCTCGTCAGCGCCGCCGCCGAAAGGGACCACGGCGTCGTTAGCCCCGCCTCCCTCGCTGACTTCGCCGGTCGGGTCGCCCTGCGCGATCGGCTGCGGCCGCCCGCCTTCGGGCTGCAGGCCCTGCGCCTCCTCCTCCAGGAGGTCGGGCACGTCGTTGGGGTCGAGGTTGTCGAAGCCGGAGTCCGGATCGGCCGCGACCTTGGCGCGGACCTCCTCCGAGCTAACGACGCCGGTGTCGATCCGGATCTGGTCGGTCTCCGCGTCGGCCTTGCGAAGCTCGCCCTTCTCCTTCTCGCTCAGCGCCCACAGCGGCTCGAAGTCGTAGACGATCTCCTCGTCGCGCGCGCCCCACAGCGAGATCATCGCGAAGTCGAGCGTCGTGTTGAGCTTCGGGCGGAAGAACGCGTTCTGGAACGCCTCGATGGTGTCGTAGAACGCCCTGATCTCGCCCTCGCTCGACGCGTTGAGCCCCTGCGGCTGCATCCCGGTGAACTTCACCGCCGGGATGCGGGCGACGCTCATCATGTGCTCCTGCGCCTGGGCCTGGAGCTCGTGCAAGCCCGAGAGCGGCGCGCTGACGTTCTTGAACTCCTCGGTCTCCTTGTTGAGGACGAACGTCCCCTGGTTGTCGCGCAGCGCGTTGAACAGGTTGACGCGCGCCAGCAGCGAGGTCGCGATGCCCGGCTGCAGGATGCTCTCCAGGTCGGTCATCAGCACCATGACCGAGAACGCGTGGATCAGTTGCCCGACGCTCGCCCGCGTCGTCAGCCAGATGTCGACGTAGGGCTTGGCGAGCTGCGTCAGCGAGAGCCCGCCGAACGAGTACGCCGGCTTGAGGATGTCCGGCACCTCGCGGCTCACGAACCGCGGGATGCGGCTCGCGTGGATCTCGCGCCCGAGCACGTACCAGACCTGCGGGTTGTACCAGTCGGGCGCCAGCGGGTTGCTCGCGTTGTAGGTCGTCGGGTAGGTCCAGACCGGCTCGATCACGCTCAGCCGCTTCAGCGATCCCGTCGTGACCTTCGCCTTGGTCAGCTCGTCGCGACCGTTGCCGATCGGCGTCTTGAGCTCGTCATCGCCGAGATCGGTGCCGAAGTCGTAGTAGAGGTGGCTCCGCCCGAACAGCCCGTCGTGCAGCGCGATCTTGGCGTAGTGGTCGCGGACCTGGAGCTGGTTGAGGTAGCCCTCCAGATCCTTGATCTTGTCGTTCTTGTCGTCGGCCTCGGCCTGCTCGTCCTGCGCCTGCTCCGGGGTCGCGCCCTTCTCCTCGGCCTCCTCCTCGGCCTTCGAGCCCTTCAGCTTGATCCACTTCCGGGTCGCCTCCGTCGCGATGGTCTCCGCGAAGGTCCGGTACTCCGGGCGCTGCGCCAGCTCCGAGAGGTACGGGTAGCCGAGGAACATCAGCCCCTCTTGCGCCGCGCCGAGCACCGCGCCGGAGGCCGCCCAGGCGTTCGACGCCCAGTTGGTCGCGTCGTCCATCGCGAGCCGCATCCCCTTGGCCTTCGGGACGGCGGGCGGCGGGAACAGGTCCGGGCGGATGGCGAACGGGTTGATGTGCGCCTGCTTCTCGCGGGCCGACGAGGCCGCCGCGCGGGACGCCTCGATCATCTCGTGCATGGCGGCGACCGAGCGGCGCTCCGCCTCGCGCATCTCCGGAGTCGGCTTGGGCTTGAGCGGCGGCGTCGCCGGCGCCTTCGGTTTCTTGCGGCCGGCTCCCGGACGCGCCCCGCCCCATCCCATCGGCTCAGCCTCCGAAGAACACGTTCAGCGCGACCAGCGCGACGAACAGCAGCGCCGCGCGGACGATCTCCCGCCTCATAGATCCTCCTCCAGGCATTTCAGCCGCGGCAGCGTGATGCCCTGGCGCTCGACGGTCGTGCGGCCGCCCTGAGTGTGCGCCGCCACGACCGGCGGCGGCGAGGGACGCTCTCGCCGGCGGGCCGCGGCGCTGAGCACGTCCCGGGTCTTCTGCGACACCCGGCCCGGGTGGCCGCGCCTGCGCGCGAGCTGCCCCGGGTAGGAGTTCGAGCAGCCGAACTGCTCGCAGATCGCGGCGGTCTTCATGCCGCGGACGTAGGCGCGGACGATCTCGTCCTGCTGCTGGAGCGTGAACTGGCTCGTCCTGCCGCTCTTGGCGCTGCCCACGGCCCGCTCCGGTTTCAACTTGAAAGGAAAGGAATCAACTTGATTGCGGCGACCGTCGCACGGCGCGAGAGCGCCGGTCAAGCGAGCGGCGAACGAGCTTGCCCATCACCGCATCCTCCTGCGCCCGCCCGACACCGCCGCCAGGATCTCCGGCGTGATCCGCAGCGGGCCGCGCTCCATCCGCGCCTTCCGGATCACGACGCCGTCGGCGAGGTTCGGGCTCTTCATGCCGTCGGGCTGCTTGTCGATCACCATCTTGCCCTGGCCGTTGAACGCCATCGTCGCCTGGCTCAGCTCGCTGACCAGCTTCGAGCGCAGCGGCATCGCCGGGTCGATCGAGATGATCTCGTCGGGGCTCGACGCCTTGCCGGTCGTCACCCATCGGTGCGTGTTGCGGAACAGCCGGCGCAGCTCCCACCACGCCTGCGCCTTGCGGTTGGCGAAGAAGTCCTTGTTGGTCCGCCCCTTCTCGCCCTCGCGCCCGAGCGTGCCCTCGACCGCGGCGTCCGGATCGAACGGGGCCTCGGAGCCGCGGAAGCCGACCACGGGCAGCTCGCGCGCCCGCGCGCTGCGGCGCTGCTCGTTCAGCACCCGCGCGTCGCCGCGGACGCCCGCCCCGAGGCCGTCGGCGTCGTAGCGCAGCCCCGGGTAGCCGTGCTCGTCGCAGATCGCGAACGCCTTGGCGACCGTGCCGAAGATGTCGCCGCCCTTGCCCGACCACTGCTCGGCGAAGTCGATCTCGATGCCGGTGCAGCCGACCGCCGCGTTCTGGTCGACGCCCTCGTCGGCGACGTCGAGCGCCAGCAGCTTGCGCCCGCCCTTCGGCAGGCCGAGCCGCTCGCGGGCGCCGATCGCCGCGCGCACCCACTCGCCGGGGATCACGATGCCGGAGACCGAGGCCGAGTAGTCGCGGTCGACCTCCTGGGCGATCGTGACCGGGTCGAGCCCGCGGCCGCCCTCGTCCTCGCCCTTCGAGAGCGCGTCGTACCACGCCTGATCCTTCCGCGGGTCGTCGCGCCAGTCGAACACGAAGACGTCGACCTTGCCCTCGTGGCGCTTCCTCGCGAACGGGTTGTTCATCCCGTTCACCGAGCTCATGTCGATCCGGCAGTTGGTCGTCTGCGACAGCGACATCTCGACGAGGTCGGGCCGCTCGAGGTGGGCGCTCTCGTCGACGAAGTAGATCGAGGCGCGGTCGCCGCGGCCGATCTGGTCGCCGGCCTCGCCCATGATCAGCGAGCCGGTCGAGGGGAAGTTGATCCGCATGAACGGCGCGTCCCGCCACGACTGCCAGCCGCCGCGAAACTCGACGGGGAGGTGCTCCATGAACATCCGCGCCTTCGGCAGGATCGGCTTCAAGGTGCCCAGGCGGTCGACGTACTCCTCCTTGCGCGAGCCGAAGCCGATCGCGAGCCCCTCGTTGAAGATGCAGAGCGAGCAGGCCGTGCACGCCGCGAGCCACGTCGCGCCGACGTCGCGCGACTTCTCGACCAGGCCGGGCGTCTGGCCGTGCCAGTGCCGGATCAGCCACTCGACCCACTCGCGCTGCTTCGGGAACAGCACGAACGGCACGACGGCGGGGAGGTCGCGCTCCGGGTTTCTCGGGTCGAACGTCACGCCCCAGTCGGCGATGAAGTCCGCGATGTTGTCGCGGTACTTCTCCTTGAGCACCGGGACGCTGACCTCGGGGTTCTCGCGGATGCGGTGCAGGTTGGCCATCCGCTCGGCGAAGATCGCGGCGTAGTCTGGGTGCTTCCAGTCCATCAGCCGGCCTCGTAGCGCCCCTTCGTCGCCGCGCAATGGCGGCAGCGATAGACCGGGCCGCCCAGCTTGATCGGCTCGCGGCCGCGCGTCCAGCTATGCCAGCCGATCACGCAGAGCAGGGGCACCGGCTTGACCGTCGTCATGGGGTTGCCCGACCTGATCAGCGTCGCGACCTCGCCGAAGAGTTTGAACGGGTCGTCCTCGCGGGCCTCGGCGATCTTGGCGCACCGCTCGCGCTCCGCGGCGACGGCGGCTTTGACCCCGAACTTATCGTCTGCCATGCAGCCTCGCCCGGTTTTCGTAGCACGGGAATTGCGCGCAATACTTCGGCGGCGCGCTCGCCCAGCCGTGGTGCTGCTTCGGCGTCCACCAGATCGCCGGGACGGCGAGAAGCAGCACCGCTACGAACGAGCGCATTTTATTGGCCTACTTTGCGTTTGCAGTGGAGTTCTTTTCGGCAATCGCCGCAGCAGCTAATTCGATATTCCGCGCCGTCATACTGATCTGGCCCCCGAGGGTGCCATTCCCGGTCATGCTCAGCGCCTCCGCGATCCGTTTTAGGAACGCGGTTTGATTGCTGATTATGTCGAGGTCTGCGGCGATCTGCATGGGGGGGCTACTCCTTCAACTGATCTTTGATCCACAACACGATCTTGACTAGCTCGGCGTCCGACACTTTCCCGAACAGCAAAACGAAGCCGAGATTATCGAGAAGCTTTGAAGCTTTTTGAACGCGGGTCATCTGATCGGCCTCAGTTGCGAACCGGCTGCATGACGTAGCGGAAGCCTGTCGTTTCAGGGTGCGGCTCAAGATATTCGCACTGATTCAAAGCTTGGTCGTGCGTGAGATTGTCGGCAACGACGCGCATGGTCGCCGTCTCAACGATCTGCCAATGGTGCGGGAGATTTGGGTCCATCGTAGCGGCTTACTTTGCGTTTCGGATTTTGTCTGCGATGACGATACCCGCATGGCGATAATAGCCGTGCCAGCGTTCGTCACGATATTCGTCCTCCGCAATCTTAGCGCACCGCTCCCGCTCGGCGGCGACGGCTTGAGCCACAGCTAGGGCTTCTAATTCAGCAGCGGTTCTCATGTGGGCGGCCTACTTTGACTCGATGAGGGGCGAGTTTGCGACACGTTCTCGCAATTCGTCCAATTGCCTCCAAAGCAAAAGCAGATATGAGCGCGAAATTGTAACGAGTTCGTCGTCTTTGTTCTTCGCCATTGGCGCGTCTATCTCGGTAGAGATGGGCATTTCAGCGACCTCACTTGATAAGAATTGCAACCGCTATGGCGAATAAGCCAGCTACGACAAACCATTCTGCTGCGGCGCTTTGCATCGCGGCCTCCCCTAGTTCAGCTCCTCGCCGTCGTCTTCACCAACCGCACGTAGGCCGCCGCGACGACGCGCGGGTCCTTCATGTTGAGCACCTTGCCCTCGACCACCTTCGGCTCCGGCACCGGCGAGCCGGGCATCGACACCACGACCGCGCGGAGCTGCGGGCTCTGGTACTTCGCCAGCTCCTTCGCCACCCACGCCGTGCGGTCGAACCACTCGCCGAAGAGCGACCAGTCGCCGCCTTGGCCCGCCTCGTTCGGCTTGTGCAGCGATGCCGCGCCCTCGGCGATCCTCATCAGCCGGTCGAGCACGTCTTTCGCCAGCTCGCGCCCGCTGATCCGCGCCGAGTCGATCTCGCGCGCCGTGGCAAGCTCAAGCTCCACCGTGCGCTTGTTCTTGCCGCCGCGTTTGCGGCCTGCACCCTCTCGCCTACCGCCGACCGGCATCGCCATCGTTTCCCTGATTGTTTTTCGCGCGACCGGACGATTCCGGCTCCCACCGTCCCACGTCCTTGATCGTGAGGTTCATCCGCTCGTCGGGATGCTCGCTCGGTTCTGGCTCGCGGATGCCTTCGACGGGCGCTCCAATCTTTCGGGTCTTGCCGCTCACGACTTCGTCGACGAACTTGCGGCGGGCGATGTCGAGTTCTCCGGTCATTTCGCCTTGCTCCTGTGCTTGGCCACCGCTTCCGCCATCTCGGTCGCCCGCGTCTCGAAGCTCGAGCGCACCAGCGCGATCGCTTGCTCCGGCTCGACGTCGAACTTCTCGATCAGCAGGTCGATCATGGCGACGCCGCACACGCCGGTGAGGCTGGCGGCCAACATCTCGGCGTTCTCGAACTGCTGGGACCGGAATATGGACACGACGGCCCGCGTGAGAAGGTCGAGCACGACGTTGGCTACGTCTTGTTCGGTGACTTCGCTCATCAGTCAGTCCTCCTCCAAACGCCGCCACGCCAAGAGCCAGCGGAGCCTCTGCCGAAACGTGTGCGGCCAGGGCGCCGCCGGCACGAACCGAAAGAAGCTGCCGTCGTCGTTCTCCACTGTCAGGTCGCGCAGGCCGTCGATCTTGAGCGTCCGCGGATTGTCGCGCGGATCCAAGGGCATCAGCTTCGGCTCTTCCACTCGCACGACGAAGCTGCGGCCGCGCCGGTCGGAGAGGATCAGTTCGATCTTCACGGGATGTCCTCCGGCACCATGATTCCGTCGCGGCACTTGTCGGCGCGGCCGGCGCGGTAGTCCGCGAAGTCGGCCAGCGCGTCGGCGAGGCGGCGAGCGGCGGTCCCGCGGTCCTCCGCGTCGCGGACGAACCAATGGCGGTCGCCCGGCGACGCGTAGAAGCGCGAGTAGAACGTGCGGAAGTCGAGCGGCGGGAGCGAG